GTTCTTTAGTGAGCGCTTTATCGTAGTCGCCTAAGTACCCGAACCCGCTATTAAAGCCTGCCGCTATTTCGTCTGCGTAACCGAGAGTCGCAAGGTCAGCGAAACCGCGAACGTAAGCGTCTGCCGTCTCCAAAGGGCCGCCACCAAGTCTATTTGGGGTTTGTTGCGGCTGTGCCGTGGCCGCTGCTTGGCTCCGACGGTCAAGCTCGGCCTGAGCAGCTGCCGCCATTTGACGCCGCTGAAGTTCCGCCCTCGCGGCTTCCTGTAATTGATTATTGTCCATTGATTATTGCCTGCAATTGTTCGTCAGTATACCCCGACATATCAAAATCCGACCCGCCGACGGTCGCCGCTGCGGCGTCAGGCTCTATGGTTGTTGAAAAATCTGTAATTGTCCTAGACGGCTCAAAACCGTAAGTGTTAGCGATGCCCTCATACTGGGACCGAAGATTGTCGACGTCTTGTCTTGCGCCATCGTAAAGCGCCTTAGCGCTGCCGACAAAATCGTCTCTCTGTTCTGGCGATAATCTCTGACCCGTCGACATCTGTCGTATTGCGTAAGCAATAGGTCGGGGGATTGTAACCCCCGTCTCTTCGGATTCCTGCAACCACGCAGACGCCTTTGCTGCTGTGGCGAATTCACTCTCCCTAACTACTGACCCCGGGTCTAGTATCTTCATGTAATTGAAGATCAGAGACAAATCGCCAGCTGGGCTCGGGTCTCTTGCGGAGTTAACGATCCTTCCATAGGCCTGAGACTGCTTCGAGAACGCCCTAACCTGCGGAATCGCGTTCCACTCTTTTCGGAGATCGCTTTCGCCCTTTACATCCTGGAGGGATGCCGACCTTTCTTTTTCGGCAGCCTTTTGAGCGGCGGCGGCCTGTTGCGCTTGCAACCGCTGCTGCTGAAGTTGGTAATTCCTATCCGCATCATTTCTGCCGGCGGCGAATTGCTGTTGTTGCAGCCCGAAAGTTCTATCTGAGTTAGCTTGCTGTTGCACTAGCTGTTGGCCACGCTGATCGAAAGTAGCGTTCCATTGGTCAACACCTGTTTGGAAGTCTCGCAAGTCGCGCTCGTCTAAGATTTGTCCCTCAACACCCCGAGACGCCGCGATAATAGCGGGCAGCTGCTCGAATGTGTATTGCGCAGCATCATCCTGGCTTAATACTCCCATTTGCACCAAAGAGCCCTTTGCCATCTCGAATTCTTCAGGCGTTTTTACACCGTAAGCCGCCGCCGCAATCGTTCCCATGCGTTTAGCTTGACCCTCTTGGGCTCTGTCTTGATACTGGGATGCCAGGCCGGGATCAATTTGCGCAAGCTTGTTTATCGCGGGCTGGTTGCCCGCCATGATCTGGCCACCGCTAGACGCGTATAGATCATAAAGTTTATTCCTTCGCCCAGCTTCTCGCATAAAATCACCGGCCTGAGCACCTCGCTGCATGTTGCCAACAATGTCAGCTTGTTGTAATTGCGCGACCATCAATAACTCCCGTACCCGTTCAACCCGGCAATGCCCGCTAGGTTGTTGAAACCACCGGTCAATGCGTTTGCCTGATTAATATAACCCGAGGCTCTAGCATCACCTGCAAGCCGGTTATTCTGGCCGACTGCGTTAGCATAGTTCTGACCAAGCGCTGCTTGTTGACCCGTCGCGGTCTGCCCCGCTCCCGACAAAGAGGCCAACCTGTTGAGGTGCTGTCCGTATTGCTGATCTGCCAAACCCGTAGCAAAGCGAGCGCCTGATTTTAGCGTGTCCGAGGAAAGCCTTAGCCCCCTGGCGGAAGCTCCCTGCTCAATGGCTCTCATTCCTTCCCCAAGTTGGAACTGGTAACCCGGTGCCTGCTGGAACCCTGCGTAAGTCTCAGGTGCTTCACCAAGGCCCAGCTCGCTCTGGTAGGCCGCTAGCGCATTAGCTCCGGCTTCTCGATATGGAGCCCCGAATTCAAGACTATCGTTGTACATGCGGGATTGCAGAGCATTGCTCCGATTGCTCGCTTTTTCTTGAGATTTAGCCGCTTTGTTTGAGCCGATTAAGCCAGCAACGGTGCTACCGATAGCTAAAGCTGTTCCAAGAGCCATTTATGTTTTCCTCACAAAAGAGTTTTCTTTTTTCTCAAAGCCGCGACGGGCTAAAACCTTCTCTACTCGGTCCCCGGAAAACGGGTCCAGTGTCGACATTCTTATTTCATTTACGTTTTTGGCAAGGCACCAGTCTTCAAAGGCACCCAGAAGCTTGAGCCCTTGCCTGTCTTCTGAATACCAAGCCAGTTCATGCGCTTGGCGGTAGCTTCGATTGCACCATAGAGGGGCGATAAACCCGGCAATGAAGCCCTTTTCAGACAGAAAGGCCGCGCCTTCGCTATCACTAACCAACCAGTGATAAAAACCTACCAAATCCTCCTTGTTCGGAGTTGGCGACCCGGCCTTGTAAGCAAAAATGAAACTGAGCTTTACTAATTGCTCAACATCGTCTTTCGTGGCTTCCTTAAGGTTCAAGGGCTGTTACTCTCGCGTCTAAAGAGGCGATTTGGCTATCGTGTGTGGCGTCAGTCGCTTCCAATGTGTCAGCCCTAACTTCAAGGCCTGTGACTCTTGCGGTCAGAGCCTCCAACGCCGTTTCAAGCGTTTCGTGGGAGACCTTCAAAGCTTCGTGATCTTGTCGCAACTCATTGATCGCCTTAATGAAGTCTCTTGACCATGCGCTAAATTCTTGAGCGGGGAGAACCTCGCCGTTCTCGGCAATCCGGCCAATCGGTGACCGCGTTCTAAAGTCTCTAACTTGGCTCAATCGTCATTCCCAGCACATCTCTTGGCAAAGGATCAGTAACGCGGATCTTGAACTGGAATCTTGTGTATTGCCCAAGCGCCCGCCACTCAACCGCACCGTTGTAATTGCCTCTTGCTTTTGCTGTTTTCCACTTTTCGAGGCCCCAGTGCCTTCCGTCTTTGGTGGTTTGAAGCATAACGCTAGCGCCTTCTGGCTCTGTGCCAGTTCGAAAAAACGTTGCAATCCTGGCTATCGAAAACGGGTTTACACCTCTAACAACTGGCGCGCTTACCATTTCAGCGGCGATATAGTCCCCCATGTCACTATAGGTCTCTTCGTCCACGAGACAGAGATAGCCGGTTGATGTGCCTAAATATTGCTTTCCGTCCGCTAATGCTGAGCAGGTAGCGACCCAGGCCCCGTCTTTTAGCCCCGTTGTCCTCTCTGACCAAAGATTGGTTGTCAGGTCAAAAGCCAACGTCTGCCCATTTGTGACGATACAATAGAAGTAATGGCCACGATCCAAATAGACAAAACCGCCCTTTGCACCATCCGTTTTTATTCGCTCTTCGATCTCTCTTGTTGATATTACCGCCGGAGTGGAGCCAGACGACCTATAGGCAACGTTGTTGTGACCTACCCAAAAAACGGAATTGTCAGCCTTGGCTACTGTCGCGCCATTTTGACAGCCCGTTTCAATCGCCGCGCCGTTTACCCGCACGAACGGGAAGCCCGACCCACCGCCATTGTAGAAAATTTCTGTTGTGTCTGTGCCGTGTAGCCATAATTCCCCATGATCGGAAATCACCGAAACGATTTTGTCTGATGAATATGAGGCAGTATTAAAATTCAGACCAGTAAATGTCGTCCCGTCATCGAGCGCAGAAACGGTGATGATATCTTTGCGGCCCTGCCCCTCACCAGCAACGATGAAATACCCATCTTGATAAGCAACAGATCGCGGGATTTCCACGTCCCCAGTGTCCACACTTTGCATAGAACCGTTGTTTTTGTTCCAAACAAAGTATGCTCCACCCATAACAACCGCGACCTCGTTGTCGCTCCTGGCCAAGGAAGCCGAGGACGCGTTGTTTAACGCTCCGAGATCATACCTAATATTCCTTCGAACCTTCCAAAGCCGCTCGTTCGCAACGGCGTAGATCGTATCGCCGACACTGTCGAGCGCTAGAACCGGAGCGCCAAATTCTACAACTTCTTTTAACCCTGACCTTCCAATCAAGACCGCTTCCGACATAGCATTGGAAGGCCTAAGTGAATAGTTAACTAACCTTTCGCCGTCGTAGCCAAAAGCGTAAGGCCTGGAGCCTGATTGCCTTGCTGGAATTGTCAGCATCAGAAATAGTCACCTGTTTCAATTGGATCCTCAGGGACCGCTTTGAAATCACGCGCCCTAACACGGCGATGACCCCAGGTCGCTAACCCAACGTATTGAGGCTTGCTAAATCCAGTTGAGACAGTGCCAGCAAGCCAGCAAGCAAATGGGTCCAAAAGTTCGTCAGGGATAGTATCGAGATCCCAATCAACGCCGCCGCCATTTATCTCTTTATGCTCATCATACAGAGATTCCAGCACCGTCACACAGCGCTTGTAGTGGTCTGCGTCAGGTTCTTCATGTACCGCCGTCACTTCGATTTTTCGAAGCGCTTCGGTGATTACATCAAGCCGCGTTTTCATTTACTTCTGCTTTAGCCTCTGCTTCTGCTTCAATTTCCTCTTTGGTGCGCCGTTTGCGTTTTGGTTTGTCTATCAATTCAAACCAACCATGCCCTTCCAACTTCTCAGCAACATCGTCCAAAACAGGGGTGGGAAGGTCTTTTTTGAAGTTCTTCCCGCAGATAACCAAGTTTTTGTGCGGCCCTCTAAAAATAACAGTTTTCATTCTCTTTCCCTCAAAAGAAAGGCGGCCCGAAAGCCGCCCTCCGATGTTAAGCGTCGTAGTTAAGCGTCGTAAGCCGTAGCAACGAATCCAGTAACCATGCCCCAGTCTTTGTCAGCGTATTGAAGTTTCTCAACGCCTCGCAACTCCATGAAGCCAACGCCATGCACAAACTCATAGTCCGTCTCTTTCCTCAGCGTCGTCTTGGTACGCTTTGCCCATGCGGTTGCAAGTGCCTGAGCGCCGCACAGATAGACAGGTGATAGATCGGCGTTTGAAGCGCCAACATTATCTAGAACCCCAATTTCTGGGATTTCCCGAATAACCACACCGTCATAGAGTAGTGAAGTTGTGCCCGTGAAGAGTGGATTGCTTTTACCGCGGGCCATCGCGTCCTTATGGTCGGCGTCCATGTTATTTTTCAGATCACGAAACGCTAACGAGTTAACAAACATGACGAATGTTTCTTCGTCTTCGCCGTATGTGAATGGACGAATACCGTTTCCGTTAACATTGGTCGCGGTCTGCGCAATGCGCTTCAGCAAGGAAACCGTTGATTCGTTGAGCTTCATGCTGCTGTCTACAGCAGCCAATGAGCCCGAATGGTCATTAGTCGCCCCGCCGGCTGGCGCTGTCTGATCGACGTTCCCTTTAGCGTTACCGAATAGAACCCGGTCAACATTAGCATCTAACCAGGCGTCTTTTTGCGCTTCTGTCGCCGTGTCGTAATTAACTCCACCAACAGATCCCATAGCCGCGATCAGGTCATTGCGGAGATACTGCATTTGCAGATCTTTAAGAGCAACTTTGCCAGCATTGCGAATATTGATCGGGCTCGCTTGTTCTTCTTCCACAGTAACCGCCGTTGCATCGCGAACTACGCTGACTGTGATCTTATGGCCATCATTGGGCAGCGCCTTTTCATTACCGACAAGGCTGGTTGAACCATCGTTGGCTCCAGCACTAGCATCTAGAGCTCCAACAAGTGGAATAGTGATCGCATCGCCACGTTTTTTAGTTAGATCCTCCTTAACTTGGATAATCGAATTTTGGCTTGTGCCCATATAGCGCTTGAAGCGATTGGCACGAACGTATTCGGCGTGGTGTTTATCGTCCCATTGTTGGACGCGGTTAGCTGCGGAAATTGTCGTATTGGTCATATTCTTCTCTCTTTAGGAGAACAGCTCGTCAAGCGACGTGGGGCCGCTCCATTGCGGTTGTTCTCTTTTTCCTAAATTGGGTGTTTTTGAAAGTGACGGCGGTGCCGTCGGCGTAGGAGCCTGAATTTCCGAGGCGGCTTGAGCAGCTAGCTCCTCTTGAAGCTCTTTTTTAAGCTCTTCACGAAGGGTGCTTTTATAAGCTTCTGGATCAGTGCCTATCTCAGCAAGCGCTGTCTGCTGCTTGTGCCAGTTAACAACAAATCCATACGGGTTTGGTGCGTTTCGCAACTGGATATCGAGTGAAGGGTCTTTTGATTTGGCTGTAAGAAAAGCGTCGGTAGCACTGTCCACAACTTCGTCGCCAACTTGACTGCGCATGACCATTTCTGACATGTCCAGCTTCTGATTGAAATGCTGGGTTGCAATCATCTTGGCGTGTTGGGTTAGTGCTTTTTCTGGATCAGCATAAAATTCAACAGGATCTTCTTGCTGTTCCTGCGGAGGCTGTTGGGATCGCGCTTTTAACGCTTCCATTTCCTCCTTTAGCTGTCGCTTTTCTTTCCTTAAAGCAGTCGCTACAGCTGCGGGGATCATATTTTGGCCATCACCCGGCGGCGGTGTTTCTTGTTCGCCCGTTTCTGGCTCTGCCTCATTAGCCGCTTCTTCGGCTACCTCGACTTCTTCGACTGCTTCTTCAACTTCTTCCTCGATTGTTTCTTCAACGCCTTCCATTTCTGGAATAGGGTCGTCAGAAAGTATTGCCTCTAAATCAGACATTGGTGTTTTCCTATTTACGCTTGGATTTGCTAAATCGACCGTATCGTCGTCGTCACGTTTCGACCGTTACCCCGTCGTCAGGCTGTCTCAAGAAGGGCCAAAGCCTCTCCCTCAAGAGCAGAGTTTTCCATGTGCTGTTTTTGCGCAGCGGCTTGCTCTTTACTTGCCCTAGCAAGGCTTAAAGCCATATCCGCTTCTGCTTTTTGTTGCTCGCTTTGTGCCTGTGCTTCCGCTGCTTGAGCTTGGCTTTGTGATTGCCCTTCGAGCATTTCAATTAGCTTGTCTTTAATGTCTTTTTTCAGGTTTGGAGCCGCTTCGATCAAGATAGCTGGCGGAACCGACCCTGGCATTGAGGTTGCTAGGTTCACTAACTGTTCGAAGGTCTCACCCTGCAACGTAACTTGATCCGGCACCTCTTCAAGCATGATATCAACGTCCATTTTTGCGACGCTATTCTTTGTTCTGACGACCATTTGCAATCGAGGGTCATTCGGCACAAGATTTATCCGCCGAGCTATCGCCTGAACCTCTTCTGGTTGCATACCTTCAAGCTCTTCCTTGAGCGTGACAGGTAGATTAATGCCAACGAATTTCATATTTCGTTCGTCGTCAGTTACGCGGAGCCATCGCTCCTCGGTCCAAAGCTGGCGAACTAAAGCCCAAATCTGACGATACACAGCTCTTGTGAACTGGCTCAAGCCATCCGTCAAAGGCGCGATCTCAATCATACCGCCTTGTTGTCGAGCAAGAATTGCGCGGCCTGATTGGCTTTCGCTTTCTCCCTTCCCTGCGAGACCCGAATTCGCCCCCATTAGGTCAATCTCGCTTTTGGCCTCTTGCAAAAGCTGGAATTGTCCTGCTGTTTGATCTTGATTCGACAAGACCTCAAAAGGTGCCCTTGTGCTGTTCGGGTCGACCACATCATATTCAATATGACCGTCAGGCTTGGCCATTTCAGCCTTGACCGTCGCGGCTTTAATCGCGCCCTTTTGCGCTGCTGTCTGACGAGTGTTTAGGCTGTGAAGCAATTTAGACCGGCGCTTGTTGATCTCGTCTTGTGGGTCAAGCATGTCTTTAACGATGCCGTAGCGTTGGTTGTCACGGTCAACGTAAGCCGACTGCATGATCAGAGGGCAGAGGCTTTGGCCGTCTTCGTCGCGGTAAGGGCTAGCTCCTTGCTCAAGAATGCCACCGAACACAAATTTCGCCCAATTCCACTCGCCACCACGATTGTAATAAACAAGAACGCAAACAACACGCTTGCGACGAGGGTCTGACCACACAAACCTTGACGGCTTATCGTCAAAAGTGTCGTCAATGCTGTCTTCACGTCGGATTGACCCGTCGATGATGTCTTCTTTACCGGGATATTGAGCCTTCAAGCTATCTGTGTCCGACCAAATAACCGCGCCCTTGTATCTAGCGTCAGAAAAGTCCTCTTCCTTTGAATGAGGATCGTAAAACAGACGGTCAAAGGAGTAGTAATTGAGAACAATTTCCGGCTCACCACGATTGTTGTTTTCATGGACGATCTCAACGCCACCAAGACCCTCAACAAGAATGTTCTCCCATATCTTAGACCGCTTCTTGTCCCAGTCTGTATTCTCAGCAACAAAGCGCAGTGCATCGGTTGCTGAACTGGCTTCTTGTTCGTGCTTTGGCGTCCGCGGAAAGGCCTTTGGATCTGTCCTTGACTGCATCTCGAGACCACGCAGCCAATCCACTTTACGCCTAACCCGGTTAATAACAATAGGCGCTTGTTTGCGTTTCTGAAGTGCCGCCGCCTCTTCCGGCGTCCACTGCTTGCCGTCGTAGTAATCTCTACACTTGTGTGACGTTAGTCTGGCGTCAACTCCCGCTTCCTCAGACTCGCGGAACATGTCGCGAAGGCTTTCAATGCCTATGCTACTTTCCATGATTCCTCTTCCTCATCGTCGTCATTAAGCAGGTAATCTGCGCCACGGCTGTAACTCGTTAACTGATCGATATTATCCAAGACGGTGCCCTTACGGTGCAGCCCTTCCGCTCCGTATCTTAGGCCATCCATCAAATGATTGTTTTGGTCCAAAACGACCGACAAGACCTCTTCTGTCTTGGGGTCTACTTTGTAAGAGTACTTTTTAAGCTCGTTTTGAGTGTTGACGCATCTGGGATGCACAACGATATCGAACGACTTCAAGAAGTTAAT